TATAAAAAAGGTTTGTTAAATAGAGATATAAGTAACTTACTTAAAACTTATGATGTTGATGATATTATTTATGCAGATAGTGCAGAGCCAAAATCAATAGCAGAATTAAATCACTACGGACATATAGTTTATCCTGTTAAAAAAGGTAGAGATAGCATTAATTATGGTTTAAACCTTATAAATCAAAACAAGATCTTTATAACATCTAGAAGCAAGAACTTAATAAATGAATTAAGAAACTATGTATGGATGAGTGATAAACAAGGTAATGTATTAAATAAACCTATTGATGCATATAACCATGCTATCGATGCACTACGTTATGCTATAACTTCTCAACTAGAAGATCCAAACAAAGGAGAATACCATATTTGGTAAATGTTAAAGTTTTGTTAAAAATATTTTTTTGTTAATAAAATGTTTATTATATTAGCAATAATAAAAACATTTATATGAAACAATTTTTAGAAGCATTTACTTGGGGATTGTTAATTTGGACAATCTTTTTAATAGGAACTTATTTACAATTAATTTATTTATATTAACACTATGAAGGTAACAAAAGTCACTAAAGTATATAGGCCAATGAGACAGTTTGGTCAATTATTAAAAGATTTATTTAAACCTAAATCAATACACTTTTGGGTTAGAGTAAAAGAAGTTGCAATAAATAAAGAAGAAAAAGAACATTATATTGCAGCTGTTATAGAATTATTAGATAATCGAATTAAAATTGAAAATTATCATGGCAATAAGTAATTCAATATTTGAACATTTTAGAAAAGAAGAAAAGAAAAAACAAGAATGGATTCAACGACTTAAAAATGATGGTTATATAGTCATTAAAAAATCAGACAAATATAATGAATCGAAAAATTATTAAAAATTATGAGATTCAGAAATAATGATGAGTTTGTAGATGATGGGTCTTATAAAGAAATGAGATGGTGTTTAAAAAATAATATAACAGCTTATCCAATACCACAAAAAGAAACATATAGAGCTGCATCAGGTAAAAGAAAACATTACGTTAAGATTGAAATTAATTGTGATGGTAAACTATTATTAGGTAAACAAGAATACAAACAAGAGCAAGAATTAACTAAAGCTTTACAAAAAGTATATGCTCATTATTATGCTAGAAGATTTGGAAACAAATTAATGTAGTTTCTTTTTATACAAAAGGTCTAATTTTTTATTGTATTAATATGAAGTTAGACATATACGTACCAAGTTCTTTAGATGATATAACTTTAGAACAATACCAAAAATTCCACAAAATATCTGATGGCA